ACGCTTTAGAAGATGGTACTTTGTTTGATGACATAGCGTTAAAAGTAGATGCAAATGCAGTTGCAAACTTAGCTGCAGGAGATCCTACTGTATACATAGACTTTAGTGGTAGGCTTATACCAAACCAGGATGCTGTTGTAAACATTACAAACGGTAGTAAAGATTTTGGTAAAGCGGTTATTGTTAGAAAGACTCCTATTAACAACATTAATGATCTTACAGCTAAGAGTAAAGAACAACTAGCTAAAGAACTAGGCTATAACTCTTTTACTGACATGAAGAAACAAGCTAAAGGCAAGCTTGCAGACTTTATATTTAAATCAGCACAGGCTACAATTGTTAGATTAGAACCGTTTGTTGCTAACAGCACAGAACAAATTGAGTCTATGAATACTGTAGACCCTTATAACAACTTGTTAAACAACGTTCTTATTCTTTTAGAGACACAGCTAGCTCAAACAAAACAAAATATTAAAAACACAACGTTTGTTAAAAACAGACAGGCGCGACTAGCAAAACAAATTGCTGATATTAAAGCAGCTAAAGATGTGTTTGTATCTGTAGACTCTTTTTATGAAGAAGTAAAAGAAGCTAATGACTTGTTAGATCTATTTTTAGCAAATGATAAACGTGAGTTAAAAGAACGTATAGAAGGATTTAATAAATATAGAATCTTACTTAACAGCTTTACTTTCTTAGATGAGTTACCTGGAGCACTTATTAAACAAATAGAAGCAGGGGAGCTAAAAGACGATAAGGATAATAGAAGTAAGATTAGTAAACTTAATGACTCTGTTGCACTGCTAAACAAACTACGTAATAAACTACAGGACGAGTACATACCAGTACTTGCTGAAAAGTTATATCCATTTGTAGAAGCGTCTGGTCCGGCTACTAAAGAGTATGTAGACATACAACTAGATCACTTAAATAAACAAAGAGAAAAAATCAAAGCTAGCTCTAAAACCCAAAAAGAGAAAGCTAAGATGCTAGGGGTATTAAATAATAGAGTAGAAAAATTAAAATTACTTGTAGGTCAGGCACCACAGTCTGAAGAAGCTTTTGCAAGAGCATTGCGTTATAGTTTACAAGATGACTCTTATTTCTTTTACTTACTTACATCACCATCTACTTCTTCTGATCCTACACTTGCGGGTCTAATAAACATGAACCACCAGTTAAATGATCAGCAGAGAATGAGAATGCTTGCTGTACACAACAGACTACAGGATGCATATGACACATTAATAGAGGGTAAGACTATAGGTAACGACGTAAGTAAAATTTACGAATCTATTATTGAATTAAAAAACAATAGAACAACTGGTAATAAAGATGTGTGGACCCTTGTTACTAAATATGATGATACATCTTTTGACAAGGCACAAGAGAAAGCAGAGTCAGAGCTTAAAGCAAGCTTGTTAGACTTACGTATTGCATATCTAGAAAAGATAGAACAAGACATTACCAAAGTAGAAAACAAACTAGCGCAGTACGATCAGTTAGAGAATAAAGAAGCAGTGTCTTTTGTTATAAACAGTTTAGAAAACAATCTAAAAAGACTGCAGACTATAAAAGTTAACGGTCCTACAGAAAAAGAACTTGTAAGATTTGGTCTTAGAAGATCTGGATGGTTTAAAAATAACACTGTTGCAAAAAGCAGGGAAGAAATACAAGATGCTGCACGTAAAGCTGGAGGAGATGTTAAATCCTGGGCTCTTACACAAATGAATGCACAAGCAGCGTTAGAAAATGGCTTTATAAACCAAGAAGAGTTTGACGCTATTAATGCTGTAGAAAAAGCTAACAGTAAGTTCAAAGGTAAATCATCTGCATCTTACTTTGGGTATATGGTAACTAGACCTAACGAGTCTTACATAAATAAAAAATGGAATTCGTTATATGATTCTAAAGATCAACCTAAAAACCAAGAAGGAGAAGCTCACCAAAAGTTTACTGAGATTTACAATGAGTCTTTAGCACTGGTATATAAAAAACAAAGTGTAAACATGGCATTGCCTTCTATACGTAAAGGAACATTAGATAGAGTTATTGAAAATGGAACATTAAGTGAAATTAAAGAAGCATACTCTAGACTGTTTACTGTAGATCAGGATGACTCAATTGCATATGGTATAGCAGCATTAGATAAACAATCAGAGCAGTATGCTCCTGTAATGTTTATGGAAGATATAAACTCTAATGATGTTTCTTTAGATGTAATGACATCTCTTAGTATGTTTGCTAACGGCGCTCTTACTTCTGAGAAAAACAACGAGCTTTTACAAATTGCATATTTATTAAAAGACACATTTGCAAATAGACAAGTACAGGATCCAAAAAAATTAAACAAAACAGCGTTAGCTAAGTTTGGTAAAAAAGTATCTGACATACAAGAAGGAGAAAGCATTATAGAAAAAAGATTAGAAAAGTACATTGAAATGGTACTTTTAGGTAAGACTAAAAAAGTAGAAAAAGTAACTGTTGGTACTAAAGAAATACAAATAGACAAGATAGTTGATACATTACTAGGCTATACAGCTGTAACAACATTAGGTTTAGATTTCTTAAAAGGTACACGTAACTATTTGACTGCGTCTTTCCAACAACTTATTGAATCTGGGTCAAGTAGAGCTAACCCTACACTTATAAATGCATCACAGTTTGCAGACGGTCATAAAGAAATGATGACTCGTATAAAGGATTTGTATGATGACAAGTATAATAAACTAGGTAACAGATCTTTTATAGGACAGATGTTAATTAAGTTTGATGGCATACAAGGTAACTTTGAAGATCTAGTAGGTAAGCAGGTATCTGGTAGAACTGCTATGAGACAGTTTTTAAGTAGTGATACGTTATTAATTAACTATCATATTGGTGAGGTAGCTGCACAAGGAGGTGCTATGATTGCACATCTTAAAAATAAAGAAGTAACTCTAGACGGTAAAAAATACAACTTGTATAATGCTTTTTATGTAAACCCTAATACCGGATTACTGGAACTAGTAGGAGGTACAGAAGCTGAGCAAGCAGAAGCACAAAAGCTTGTAACTAAAACAATAGCAGAGATAAGAGAAATGAATAGAAGACTGAATGGTAACTACAGACGTATGGATAAGACAGTGTTGTCTCAGACTACAGGAGGTAGAATGCTTGAGCTCTTTAGAAAATTCCTTGTACCTACATTGTTAAACAGATATAGAACCCAGTTTGTTAATCACGAGACTAATCAAGTAGATGGTGGATTCCATAGATGGTTTATCAGTAATATGATGGACACATGGAGAACTAGTACAGAATCAAAAATTTTAGACAGACTAAAAGATGCGTATAAAAGATCTACTGTAACAGCTCAAGATAAAGAAAAAGCGTTTAGAGCTTTGTATGAAATGGGAACATTGGTAATTCTTTCTACTTTAGTAGGTATCTTATCCCAAATGGTAGAGGACGATGATGATGAAATACCAACAAGTGCTTATTATTTATTATATCTAATGACTACGTTAAAAGGAGAGATTAATGCATTTGCACCTACACCTGGAGCAGTGTCTGATTTACTTAGAATATTAAGATCTCCTACAGCAATGACGAACTCTATACTGCGTGTTGAAAAACTTCTTGCACAGTTAACAGATCCGTTTGCTGAGTATAAAAGAGACAGTGGTGTATGGAAAAAAGGAGAGAGTAAACTTAAAGTAAGAGTATTACAAACTTTAGGTTATAGTGGAGGAGTACAATTTGATCCTGAAACTGCTTGGAGAAACTTTACTAAGTTGACTAACTAAGAAAGAAAAAAGCCCCGCATATAGCGAGGCTTATCTTTATAAGGAAACTTTTATTCTACGTGCTGTAAAATGTTCTTTCCTCGGTATTACAGTTTGGGCGTTGAAGCCATGTGCAATATATTTAGAAGTCAGTTTACTCATATAAGTAGTATAACTTTCTTCGTTTTTAAAATTGAGAGTTGCTAAGACAGTTGTATGATTAGGAACTGTTGCTAGAAGACCAAAGGCATTCTGTTGTGTGTCAGCTTCTACTAAATTAGTACATCTGTCCTCTTCCGTTAGTTCTTTTATAAGATCCTCTAGCTTATCATCTTTGATTAAGATTATAGCATAGAAGGAGTATAAAATTCCCCATTTCTTGAAAGAAGGCATATTGTTATCTTTAATATATCCTTCCTTTCTCAGCTTTCGCACTCTCATAAGAGTAGGACCTTCACTAAGACCCACTTCTTTTGATATTGCTGCATTAGTAATACTTGCATTTTTTGAGATGAGATTTACAATCTTTGCATCGATCTCATCTACTCTAGTTTTAATTGGCATTGAACTATATTTAATTAAACAATCCCTACCATACTATTTCCTGAGTACTAAATTTTTCTAGAAACTCGTTACATTGGGTAAAAGGCTTAGATCCAAAAAATCCTGCCTTGCCTCCTGCGTACACTTCTGCTGCAGGATGTGGGGCTTTTATAACCTTAATGTAGTCACTTTCCTGCGTAGGCGCAAGTTTTTGTGACTCTTTACCCCATAGTATAAATACAATAGGTTTCTTTGATGCTATTTTAGAAACTATTAGTTTGTTTATAACATCAAGAGTAAACTTTCCCCATCCTAAATTAGAATGTGAGTTAGCTTGCCCTTTATTAACTGTTAAAGTTTTGTTTAACAGCAGTACTCCTTGCTCAGACCACCTAGTCAGTGTTGGACTATGAGCGCTCTTAAAAGCAAAGTTACCGGAGTAATAATCATCTTGGACTTCTTTTAATATGTTCCGTAGGCTAGGAGGTACCTTAGTCTGACCTTCTCGTATAGAGAAAGCCAAACCGTGAGCACTTCCATCATGGTACGGATCTTGTCCTATTATTACAACATTTGTATCCAGAAAGCTGCAGTGTCTAAACGCATTAAACACCTCTTCTTTAACTGGAAAAACACAATTTTTTGATCTTAAAGCTGTTACAGATTGACCTATACTTTTCATATAGTCTTTATCAAATAGATCTCTAATTTCGCTATACCATTCGTACCCTAAGTATTCATATAACTTCTGGTTAGAAGGGTTTTTGTATTCTACTTTCCAATATTTAATTGGTATGTAAACCTTAGAGGTATAGCTGGCATTTTTATATACCATTCTACCTGATCTTATTTTAGCTTCTTGGGTCGTAATGCGGTATATTGCATTACTAGTTTCGTATTCTATTTCGTTTGCAAAATCTAATATTCTTGCGTGTACACTCCAGGCTTTAGTTTTTCTATAAATATCAGATTCTTTTTCGTGCTTTTTGTACACAACTGTTTCAGGAGTGGCTTGTACTAAAAATCCTAAATCTCTTATTCTATTCTCATTGCCTTGGTGTAGTTTTATACTGTAAGGACTTGTCTTATTTATAAGGAGTTTGTTATTATAATTGTCTACTATTTCTAGTACGTCAGATTGCTGTATCATATTCTACTGTTTTATCTTTTGCTAATTCTGTTCTTAATTCTTGTATTTCTATCATAAGAAGATCAACACGGTCATATACATTTTTATAATCAGTTGGATCAAATAACCGATTCTTTTCTAAATGTAATTTATCATCTAAAATTTTGTCTATTATTGTTCTTACACGAGAATGCATTCTATCGAATAATAGTCTTGCTTCTTCAAACTGAGCTAAAGTCCAAGGTACTGTTTTATTTGCGTGTATGACTGTGGCGTGATCTTTACTTAGGTATGCTCCTATGGATGCTAAACTTTGGTTTGTATATGCTACTGCTAACATAAAAAAGATGCCTCTGTGTAGTACGTATTCTCTTTTTCTAGATACGACACGTATGTCTAATCTACCTGTTTCTACTACTATCTGTTCTATTGCATCTAAACTTATTAAACCTCGTTCTGCTCTAAGTGGTCTTATCTTTACTTCTTCCATTACTGTTTTTTATTAGTGCGTCTAATTTTTGCTGTAATTTTTGAATTTTGTGCTTAGTGTCAAAATTTTTCACTTGTTTCAAAAAAGCAATTTGTTTCATTACTGTTTTAATCTTTTCCATGGTGGTTTTCAGGCTTACGATTTCTATTATACTGCTCAATATACCATTGCTGGTCTGTTACATCTTGTTCTAACTCACGCTGTAAGTTAGCAAGTGCTCTCCAGGCAACTTTTGCTGAGTGTCTAATACCATCGTCATCTATTGTGCCTGCATCTATAAGATGTCTAGCTAATGCATCAAGATCATCTGCAGACTTAGATTTGTCCCAATGTAAAGGTTTGTCTGGATGATGTTGTAAGTTTCCTTGTAACGAAACTTTTGATATACATTTAATAGCATCAGGAAAGTATTTTAACACACCTGTAAATACTGGAGTTTCTTTTCTGTCTTCTGCTTTACTTTTTGTCATGTGTTTTTTTCTTTTTTTCAAATGGGTTATACCGTTTAATAGGTTCTTCATTGCCTATGTTAAACTTTTCTAACACTTCTTCTTCACGACCTTTGCTACAATAAATAATACAGCCGTCCTTATAAAAAGGACCAACTGTATCTTTATTTTTACGTCTTTGAGCTTCTAGCGCTTTTGCTTTAGCTAATGCGTCGTGTGCTTCTTTTTTACCTTTGAGTTTTTCTGTTCTTTTAATCATTGATTGAATTGAATATAGTTACACCTTTGTTTTCGTAGACCTCACGTGGTTCTATCCACTGTTGAGTATCTTGGTGATACTTTATTCTATTCAGAAGAGCTTGGTATTTTTGCCTGCCTTCATCAATTAATTTCTCACCGATTTCGAAGACGCGTACTTGATTATAACCGGTTGTCTCTATAGCTATAATAAAACACTTCTGCACAGGCTTTCCTATCCACTCTAAGGCATCTTTATAAAACGCCAGCTGTCTATCATAATGATAGTAGTCAAACGAGTCTCTAAAGAAAGAAAGTGCTTTTGATGTTGTTTTTAAATCTATAAGAGCATTGGAAGTGTATCTATCTATTTTAGATTTATACGCTTCATCTGGTCCCCAATATACATCCTCTTCGTTAACGCCGGGTGTTTCAAACAACAGCTCTTTAACTAACGCATGATTGTTTACAGACTCTTTTATGTTAGATAGCATTCCTGCCATCTTTTGGTCTATACAAATCTTGCCGTCCGCTCTATGTAAGAAGTCATAATAGTCCTTACCTTGATCGATGATTTTTTTGATTAATGTTTCTGGTTTCCAGGATTGTCCATACCCAAACTCTTTAGCAGAACCAAATATAAATTCATGGTGTGAGTTTATGTCCGTATCTAGTTCTCCTCTTGTAATTTGATATACTTTATCAATGATTCTTACAATAGTATCACTAGGTCTGTCAACATCTGAGACCATAAAAGTTTCAGGCTCTAAAAAATATTGGTGTATAGTTGTGCCCGCATATAAAGAAGGTGTGCTATCTTGCTTAAGATTTCCGTCAATGTAGTCTTTAAACTTTCTTGGCGATCCTCCCTGTATCGGGTTTATGTAACTCAGAGACGAGTTACTAATTTTGTTACTTTGATAATAATCCATATAAAATTCTGTTTAAACTGTACTTACTGTAATTTCTGTATGCAATATAAAAGATTCTTCTGAATCTTACAACATATCCGCTTCAAAACAACTGTTACTGCAATAACCAGGTTTACTCATTGGTTTCTCACAGTGCATACATGTGTGTTCGTCGTCATCATAAGCGGGGTTTCCGTAATCTACTGGGTCCATATTAAAATATATATCTAATTGTTTCTATAGGAAAGTACTTGCTGTATAGTTCTTTCCATTCATTTAATAGTCTGCCTTTATGTTTTAATGGGTAACGCATTACACCGCTTTTGTTTTTTACCTCATTGCTGTATTGCATTAGGTGTCTTGCTTCCGGTGATGCTTTAGCCATTTGATTTACATGGTTAGTTAAAACTATTACTTCGCATTTGTTAACACCAGCCACTGCAGATACTTCTTGAAACAACTCTTCATAAAGCTCATCCCAGTGATGATGAAATATAAGAGGGGAGTAGTTTATATGTACTTCCCATCCTAAGTCTTTTAATCTATTAATATCCTCAATACGAGAATAAATATCCTGCATTTTAGGCTCTACAACGGTAGAATATACCTGTGGCATAAGAGAAACACGTATACGAGGGCGTTTTTTGAAAGAATTTACGTCTGTTGTTAGTAGTTTTGGATACTTAGTAGCCATAGTACTATTCAATTGTGGGTGATCATCATAACGCTTAAGATAATCTATAAGCGGCTCAGGCATATGCTTTTGCATAAGCACTAAATCTGTATTACATGCAATGTCTACCATTGTGTATACAGGGTCTTGTTGATCAGGTACTTTGTCGTAGGTCTTTTCCCACTCTACTACAGAATTAAATATTTCATCAACATTCTCATTGACGTATACTCTAGTTCCATTATATCTAGACATATAACAGTATGTGTTTACACAACCACCAAAACATCCGTAGATAAGATTTGGTGCAATGCAATTAGCACTGTTATTGTTTGGTTTTGTTACCAGGGTTTTTGTTTTCTGTGTTTTTATCATTTCTATAATATTTACCTTTAGTTACTCCTATCGGATATTCTTTTAAATATCTGTATAAAGTTCTGTCTGTTATTCCTAATAGTTTTGAAGCCTCTTGTCTGTGTCCTGCGCACCTGTTTAACGCTTTACATATAAGTCTAATGTGCTCGTCTTTTATCGTCATATAATTTAGATTTATAAAAAGAGGGGTTGGGACTCGGTAACCCTGCACGTATTACTACGCTTGACCCCTCTTTCTAAATTATGCTACCATTACAAGTCTCTCTTGTACGATATTTGCTTTTTCTGCTAACTGTGCAGAACTACTGTACTGTCCTATTTCTGCTAGTTGTTCTTCTAGCGACTCAGTCTCCCAAGTTTTATAATCATGCTCGAAATAAGGAGTTGTAATTGTTACATCATTAGTTAAATCTACAATACCATATGCATAGTACTCGCAGCATCTCATCTTCATGTAAGAATAATCTGATGGTACAGCTACAACATTCATAGGATTAACTAGTGTTGCTAAGAAGACAGTGTCTCCGCCTCCACCACCAAATCCTTTTACATATCCAGGAGCACCTACGTGCAAACCACTAGAACATGTATTGTTAGGATTGCTGTCACAAGAACTTCTAGGCATAGATACAGGAGAACCCAAACGAATTTGTGTACTACCACCATGCCAGTCAGTAAACTCTGGTGCATCTACATCACCTCCTAGATCGTTCATGCTATTAAACATTTCATCTAGGTTACCAGCAACGTGCTGAGGTGCAATAAAATTACCTTTGCTGTCTGCTACAACTTCTGTTTTCACAATAGAAAACTTACCGTCAATATCCATAACTGTGTAATCTTTAGGATCCTCACCAGAAGCTTTAATTTGTATGTACTCTTTAGGTACCCACATATTTACAGCTTTATACGTCTTATCAGTTTTCTTAACAGACTTATAGGCAATAAAATAACCTGAGTCTGTAATTGGAAACTCATACTGGTCCATAAAAGAATACAAATCACGTTTAACGTGCTCTGCAGGATTTAACATCAACAGCTTCCAGAAATTTACTAACGGAGTTATTGGATGTCCCTGATCTAAGAATTGTTTCATCTTAGTTAATAACTTGGTAGGTAGGGGCTCACTGAACCCCTTTAAATACCAATTACCAAGACTGTCTCTAACAAGATCCTGACTGTTATAGACTCTAGATACAGGATCAAACTTCTCAATTAACTCTTTGACTAAATTGTCTTTAGGGTTAAGTGCTACTGTTTTTACCTGCTCGTATAAAGTCTGTGCTTCATCTTTTGTAGCTTCTGTTTTGTAAAAACTGCTACCGTTTATTAGTGCAGTAACATCCTTGTTACTTCTAATTGCAAATACTTGATTCATTGAAATAATTTTTAATTTTAAAATTGGTTTTTGAATAAAATTGAGGAATAATATTTTTGATAATATCTTCCGCTTTGTCATCTCTAGTTGTATTCTTAGTTAAGAAATATCTCTCCAAGAATACTAACTTGTCTGCTTGCTTCTTAAGAAACTCTACCATGCCTTCCATATAGTAACCGCCTTGCTTACCATAAGCAGTAGCATTAGCATCACTCATAACTATATTGTAATGATTAAACAATCTTGTTATGTTTTCTACACGTTGATCCGCTCTGTTCTGAGTACTTACATCCGTAATAATGGTTGCAAAATCAGTACGATACTTTCTAGGAATAGGAGATACATTAGAAGCCTCCCCTAATAGAACAGGATGTGTTTTTACAAGACCATCTAAATATTCTATGGACTTAGTGCACATAAAATAGTTATAGTTTTTTACTAAGAATTCTTTAATAGTAAGAGCACCTATCTGCTTGTACCACTTTAAGTGAGACTTAGCAATTTTATGCACTTGTATTCTAGAAGCATTGTAAAGAGGTCCGTAAGTATCTCTACCTAATCTGTTCTTGCCTGTGTTAAACTTACTGTTATACAAAACAAGACCTAATCGTTTGAGCTCTTCCTCTTCTTCTGACGATGCATAGACAATACTAACACCTTGGTTAACTAGTTTAGTTAGATCTTTGTAATACGCTTCTGTTTTATAAAATAGAACGTACTCTAGCTTCCTGTCATAGTCGTTGTACCATCGCAGCTGTCTAGCACATACCAAATCTCTAGGAGGTTTAGCTTTAGCTACAGCTTTAACAGATGGTTTAAACGTATCAGGAACTACAAGATCATCATAGCTCTGTGTATTGTCTATAATATAGCGTAATAACAAAGGCTTTAGCTTTTCTAGCATTGCTACCTTACTTTGCTGCAAAGTATTTTTCCATGTATCATCATCGGATAGTTCTAAACAAACAAAACTGTTAGTTCCAACAAGAGCCTGTTCTATGTACTCGTTCTTAATGCTACTTAACTTACCTCTCTTTCTAAAGAAAGCTGTGATAGGTCTTCTAGCAAAGTGATGAGAAGCGCTATTACTATATTTCTTAGTATTACGTTTACCATCAACAACAGAATAGCCTTTAAATATAAAATCAATGTCAGAAGGTGTAACAGACATGCCCCACGGAGCAAACTCTGGTCTATCTGATCCGGGTATACAAAAGTCAATGCTAATGCTTTCTTCTTTTGTAACCGGTATAGTAGGAGTTCCTCTGTTTTCTTCACATAGATCTATGTAACGTTTAAAGTCTGTTTCTTCTTTCCACGATTTATAATATAGCTCTCTTAGCTCTTCTCTAGCATCTCTGTACTTTTGTTTAATAGCAGCTACAGTTCTATCGTTGTATTCTATAGATTCTCTAGACATAGTGACGTCTATATCACCAACATCAAACTTAAGAGCTACCGTAGTCTGTGAGTACGTGTCTAGATAATCAATATCTTCTCCGTATCTACCAAGACCTACTTGATCTGCATTTAACGGGTAGCTTACACCACCTAAACAAATAGAAAGCTTGAAGTCTGTATAACCAGTACTACCAGTTGCTATCCAGCTGTTACCAGACATAACTTTGTAGTTATTGTTTATACCCATGCCTCTGTAAGAGATATTATCAAAGAAACGTAGCTGTCTTTTACACTCTGTAATAAACTTATCTTCGTCTCCTGATCTAACAGGCAATATAACTTCTGTACCATTTCTAGTGTCTGTTGTGTTACTAGTCAACAGCTCAATTCTAGGGACTTGCTCACCTCTATGTACTATATAGTGGTATTCAATCCCATCGTGTATAGTTTTAACCTCAAAAGCGTCTGTATAAGCTAAAGGACTCTTTGCGCCTATACCAAAACCACCTATCTCGTTGTTAGTACCTCTCTTCGTAGAAGAAAAGTATTTAGAATAAATGTTCTTGATTCTATCTGGACTTAGACCTACACCTACATCTTTAAAACAGATTTTACCTGATTTACCTGTAAGTGGGTCCGCTTTTGATAATAGTATAACTACATCGTCTTTAATTCCTGCTTCTCTGTGTGAGTCGAAACAGTTTGAGGTCACCTCTCTTACGATTGACCCTATCTTATTAGAATATAAAGTATCAGAGAAACCCCTGAATAGTATTCCAATATTACTACTGTCTATACCAAAGTCTATAGACTCGGATATAGTACCTACATGCTGAATGTCAGCGTTACTTACTAATTTCATACTTTATTGTTTTATTTATATCTCACTGTTCGACTGTCTACCAAAACAAACTCTTGCCCACAACTCTTACATACACCTTCTTTTTTAGTGTAGTTCATGTCTATTTGTCCTTGTAAACAATTAGGACATGCAATTGCAGGACTTTGATCACTACAAAACATAGGTTCTTCTATTGGTGGTGGATTGATGTGCTCGTGTTCCCAGTCTAAATTATTGAGATAATATTCTTTCATTCTTCCCATTACTATTGATTTAATTTGATTTCTATTTTTTTGTCTATTGGCGTGTCAGGGTCTGGTATATCTATTTCTAGTGTTTCTGCTGCCCAGTTACGCACGTTTTCTAAATATGTGACAAATTCATCTGTAGATAACTCTCTAGTTGACTTTGCTACTGTACCGATTACTACACCGGTATCCCGTACAATCCAATCGTCTCTTAAAAAGTTCTCTCTAAGAAACATATGTACATCGTCTCTAGTTATAGGACTGCTTACATTGTCTTGTTGAATGTCTGTACGTGTATAGCCTAGCTCTTTGAATCTTTCTTTAATGAGATAAACTATAACGCCCCAGTAATACCTGTTTTGTGGATTACTGCGTGTTTTGGTCTTTCTAATCGTAATTTCTACCTCTTTCTCGTGTAGTTTATTAAGATCGTCGTTCACCATTATAGGATCATCAGGAACAATACGACCGTTACTGACCTTCCCCGTAAAATGTATCATAGAATTTATGTTTTAGAATTTCATCACGAGTCTCTGTTGATATATGAAAAACTAGTTTTCTTTCTTCTTCTGTATCTACAGGAAAGAACCTAGGAGCACCCGCTTTAGTTATATATTTGATATCGTCATCAGGTAGTATACCTAATTTGACTACTAGATCTTGAAAACACTTACCATATAACCACTGATTGTCTAAATCCCAATTTGCTTGTCTGACTGTGTCATAAAAGTCAAGAGATATAGATACTGGTAGTTTTTTGATAGGTTTAACATCTTTGAGGTAAGGCAGATAACTGTCTTTTACTGCATTTACTATCTTACTCCTCATGTGTGGGCTCATACGAGCATTATAAAGCTGCTGACCATTGATTGTAAGGTATTTTGCTGTTCCTATAGTTCTTGGGTTAGCCACTACATGGTTACCTTCACTATCTATCATTCTACCTTTCTTGTCGAATCCGTTGTTAGCATACTTTTTGGGTATTTTACCTCCCTTTTTGTAGTATTTAATCCTACGTGATTTAGATACCATCACTTTCTTAATGAACTGTGGTATCTCTATTGATGTTGTCATACTCTTATTTTAAGATTAATACTATTTACTATTTCCAGTCTTCGGGAAACAGTATTTTAGCTATTGCTTTACCTATTACTGCTGCTGCCCAGGCTATAATTAGCCAAAATATTGCTTTCATCATATTTCTATTGTGTGTGCGTAGGTTTCCCTACATTGATTAATAATTTCTAGCGCTTTACTTGGACCATTGAGTTCTATGTAATCTGATATATCTTTAGCACCGTAATCTCTAGTGCCAAACCTACCGTCAGTCAAAAACAAAGGCTGTATGTTATATCTCTTAAGTAGAGTATTAGCCATCTTGACACCGGTTAGATCGAAATCCATAAAAGAAAAAATGTTTGTAAATCGTCTAGAAATCTGTGTCATGATACCATCATTTGGTATTACTGCTTCGGAAGCAGGAGCAGCTGCAACAATTCCTAATTGTCGTAGCGCCATAACATCTTTCATAGACTTTGTAATTACAATGTGATCACCAAACTCTGGTACTTGTTCTAGACCTTGCCAGCTGTTGTAATTAGATAACCATCTAAATGCGTTACGCTGAGGCATATAAATTTTATACTGCCCAGGACCAAATCTATAAGCATATGCTAAATCGTTTTTACGTCTTGTGTATACTACCTTTGTGTTGTAAAATACTATTTCACAGGGGTATACATTATAAAGGGTTAATACAGCTTTGTTAATTCCATACTTAGACCAGAAATCTCTATCGTATTGATCCCAAGGTCTAATTTTGATTTCTATCTTAGACTCTTTTGGTTCTAGTTTTGCTGGTTCGTATTCTCTTTTAACAACTGTTGCGTTGACACTGCCGTTTGTTAGACCAAAGTCTACAGCACATTTCTCAAGAGCTTTAGCGTAGGTAACACCATACTTATATTGTATGATCTTAATCCAATCGCCTGAGAACCCTTGCGCCCAATCTTTAAAGTAAATAGTCCCATTGATCATTTTAAATGAACAAGAAGGATTATTATCTCTACGTAATGGGGATTTTACTTTTGCATTGACGTCAACTTTAATCCCTAAATAATATTCTAATATTTGAGCTTGATCTAGCCTCGCTAAGATGTACTCTTTAGTTATTACTGGGTTTAAATTATACATTTACTGTAGTTTGTAGACAAAAAAGGAGGCACGAAGCCTCCCTTTATAATGTCTGATTGAATGAATTACCAAGTATCTCCTGCAGTAGAAGTACTAGTATTTGAACTAATCTCTGCTTCGTTAGTTGGTTGAGCAGGAGTAATGTTGTCTCTGTACCCTACAACTAACTGCTGCGCAGAGTCTTGAGGTAAACAGAAAGGCTGTACAGGACGAGAAGGAAATTGTAAATACTTACCTTGCTTGTCATATACACACTTAATCTTGAACTTGTGTCCTTCATAAGAGTTACCAATCAACTCGATAAGGTTTTTACCAAGTTCATTCCATGTTGCACCACTAATTGCTACACGTTCTTTAGGAATAAATGCAGACAAAATGTGGTGTAGTACTTCACCTGTATTTCTAATCAAGTCAGCATGTAACTGCTCAGGTGTAGAAGACCAGCTTCTTCCTGCTGCAGCTGCATTCTTAGAAGACTCTTGTAGTCTTTCTAAACTTGTAACTTCCATTTGTGTATGTGTAAACTTAGCTCCTTCTTCGTCTTGGAAATAGAATCTAACAACGTTACCACCAGTTCCGTCTTGTCTAAGTGTGTCAAAAGTGACATCTACTAGTTGAACGTTCTCGTTGATACCCGGGCTCATTAGTTTATAACTAGGAGCACTTGTTTGTGTTTCTTGTAATTGATACATAATCGCTTTTTAAAATTAAAATTTGTTTTATTGTTATATTGACTACTAATATACAAAATAAACAGCAGAATCTTCTGTTATTTTATACTTGTTTTATATATATTCTTCCAATCGAAGGGTAGTATTTTACCTGCTAAATGAGGTAAACGTGTACCTGCTTCTATCTCGTCGGAAGCCTCAAAAGAAATGCTTAACACATTGTCTTCGTTTCTATATACAAAACCAATTGCATCTGACTTAGCCATAATGTAATTCTTTAGTTTACCTGAAAGATCTAAACTGCTTACGTTAACTTCTACTGAGTCCGTTCCGATGATTGTCTTCTTTCTGTGTCCTACAAGAATGATATGGTCGCTACAAGTTAATAAGGCGTCAATTAAACCCATAACTCTTGTACGCACTTGATTGTAACCGTCACCGAAAGGAAGCTTTGCAAAAGAATCTAAATTATTCTCTCTTGCAATGTCTTTCTCTATCCATGAGACTACGTTGTCAATTGTGTCTAGCGCAATATATTTATATCTATTAGGCTCTGCTTTAAGCGCACCTACTAGCTGTTTTAAATCTGATGTTGATCCTACCTCTACCTTTAAGGCATCGATATATTTACTACCTCGTTCTGTATCTATAATTAGACACCCTTCGAGTTTAGACAACATTGTTGTCTTACCTGCCTTTGATTGACCGAATATAGTCAGAAGGCTAGGATTTACTGTTTGTGATTTTACTACTGTCTTTGGTAATTCCATATAATTGATTTTAAAATAAAGTTGAACTGTAATCGTCAAACCTACCATGTGATAAATTATTCTTAAGACGCACTAGACCTGCTGTACCTGTTCTGTTCTTCAAACAGTGTAGGGCAACAAGATCAGTAGTAGGAAATCTCTTCTTACCATAGTGCTCTATGTTTAATAATATCGGCTGATGTAATACCATAACTACGTCAGCTGCATGATAGATTTGTTTTGAACCATGTATGTCTGTCTTGGTTGGATAATGCAGTGCAGGGTTAGTTGGATCTCTCCGTTCCTTACTCTCCATCTTGTCATTCATCTGACCAATAAGAATATTACATGTTTGAAATTCTTTTCTTACTTGGATAAACATTTTACCCAGCTCAGCAAGAGATTGTATTTCGTTTTCACCAGGGTTAGGGGTAACCAACAAGGTGTGATCTAATGAGATAACAATTTTAGAGTCTTTAAACTCTTTGCAAAAATCATTGATAGTTGCATAGATTCTATCCCTATTAGAGGGGGTCTCTACATAATAAACGTTTTCATTTTTCATCTTGGAGTACTCATTTCTGAGCTCTTCAAGTTCTTGTTCTGTCAAAGGGTTGTCAGATGAAACTAGTTTGCGGTAGTCTACTTTACCAAGCTGACTCATTTTACGAATCATCTCGTCCTTTGCATGCATCTCGAAAGAAAAATGTAGAACCTTCACATCTTGATTACCTAGATAATTAGATGTAAAGTCAGTGTGCAACATGTTGGTAAAGAATGACTTACCGTGACCTGATGCACCTGCTAGAAAATAGGTTTGACCAAAATGAAACCCACCGAGAAGCATAGTGTTTACTTTCTGCCAGCGTGTAGCTAAGAAAGGACGCTGACCTGTTGCACCCTCGTAGAGGAACTTGTCTGCTTCCTTAATAGCTTGTTCTGCTGTCTTTATCTGTAAACTAGTAAACTTTGTCGTTTGGAGATTCAAATCCATCTATATCTGTTTTCATTAATTGTTCTACTGTTTTCCATTGTTCTGTTTCTATCCACTTTTCCATGCCCATGTGTATCTGAGCATTGTTCTTTGCCCATTCTAAACATTCCATTACTTTAGTGTGTAGTGCACGTTTAGGTGCAATACTTTTCTTGTAAAAGGTCCGGGTTTTCATTGTTGCATTTCTACCAGGTAGTTTCTTACCGTTAATGTAAATCTGCAGGGGATAGGCTTCAAAGAATTCGTCATATGCTGTTGATATATCAGTGTTATAAAGCTCTTTGATAAACTTATTAGTAACACGATAGTTATCTGCCCATGAAGTATCACTACTTCCCTCGTTAATTAAATAACCCCGATCTTCTAAATCTTCTAGTTCTTTTAATTCAAAGCCACCATTCTCATGTACAAACTTGTACAAGGAAGCATAGTCATTTTCATAAATAATGTATAAGAATAGAAATTGTGTAGGACTTATCTTATGCTTGCATAAGTAATCTACGTACTGTTTCGGAGTGTTTAATAACATACTATATTACGTTTAAGTATTCTAGAGAAGCTTGACTCAAAGCCTCTTTGATTTCTTTAACTGAATTAACGTGAGTCGCGTTAATGGTTTTCTTCTGACGTTGACGTAGCCACTTTTCGTCTTGTGTATCTGCTATGTACAAGTTTATCATTAGACCAGTTTTACCTGGTGCCCAACGAATAGCTCTACCTGTACGCTGAAGATCTTGTCTTGATGTAGATGTACCACTGCATACTATTGCCATGGATACTCCTTGTATGTCAAAACCTTCGTCTAAGGCTCGAGCTGTTGATATAACCTTGATGTCGCTTCTTGGATCTTTGAAGTTCTCTATTGCCATTTGTTTAGCATAGGGTTTCATCTTAGAATGATAAGAAACTGCCCAGGGTTGCAACGTTTTTGTAAGCTCGTTAGCAAATTTTACGGTCTCTGAAAATGTGATCGTAGGGACATCAAAGGTATCAATTAATTCCTTCGCAGCCAAAAACTTAGAAGGATGGTTGTACAAAAATGTCTTACGATTACGCATGTTTTTAGACCACTGTATAGCAGCTGTCATGATACCATTTACATCATATCCTGTCTTTGCTGCATAGTGCTCTCTATACTCTTGAGATTTTAAACATTTCATTGCGGCTTGAAAATTAAAATCAAACCACTTGAAATACTTATTGAATCCGTCGTGTAGTTTTTCGTATGCGTATCTGTCTTTGTCATTAAGCTCAATAGCTAGGTTGTATACCTTAAAATTAGATACATAGCCCATAGCAAGCGCTTCTTTCATACTAATCGTGTCTACGACAGGACAGTATTGTTCTATAATATAGTGCTTCTTGTCACTACGCTCTAACGTAGCTGTAAGCCCTAATATGTAATGATAGTGAACGTTAGAAAATATAGTCTTGAACACATCAGAGGCATAGTTATGTACCTCGTCAAGAACTAATAGATCTACAGAGCTCATACCTTTAACACCGGTATTGATTACTTGGATCTTTACGTTCTTTAGTTCAAGGTTTGTAATTACCTCTTTCCACTGCTCAAATAAGTATCGGGTTGGAACTACAACTAATGTTGTATTATCAGGCAACTTCTTGTTCATGTCTTGTATAATAAGACACGCTACATAGGTCTTCCCAAAGCCTGTTACGGCTTCGAGAGTTCCTTTGTAACCTGACTGCTTCCAAACGTCAACTACACGTCTTTGACGTGCAAGTTTCTTTACGTCTATTTTCATAGGTTTATATAGTTTTTAAAATAATCATGCACCTTGTGGTAATCCTTGAATTCGTTCAATGGATGTGAACGCTTCAAAGCCTCAGTTACATTATTATATAGGTTCCATGAGTTAAAAGAGTCTGTATCCTCTTGCATAGCAAAATGCACAGAGTCAGAGATTTCATTCTTAACTACGGATGCTTGCGTAGGTGTTAGTATACTATCACGTACGTAAAGCTCTCCAAGAATGTGAGACACCTCTGTCATACCATCTAATCGATGCTCTCTAAAATCATTTATATCTTTGTTAATCTCTCCAAAGGTCTTTCTCAATGACCCTAGAGTGACATGTATCATCTGATCTAAGTGATCCATCACTTTAGAACGATGCACTTTAGCTGCTGTAGCCTCTCCTGATATCATACCATTCATACAAATCATTACTCTAGCACCACATGCAATTCCTACACGTCGTGTCTTGTTGTATGAGTTTATGATACCTATCATAGGCTTGACAGGTAAATTACTCTTAGTTGCAAGAGTATAATATGCAATAACAACATCGTTATTCATTGCACCTCTGTAACTAATATCTTCTACAGTCCAATTGTTACGAGCTATCTCTTTTTCGACACGCTCAAACAGTGTTTCGTGTGCTACAGGACCGTAAGTGTTTGTAGCTGATGGTACCGGCTGTGCTAGTACTGCATCTCTTGTTGTTTTAAATCCATTCATAATTACCAAATTTCAAATCCTCCTGATTGATAGCAAAACAGTGCAAACTGTAATACATTTTTCTCACTAAATGGATAACTACCAGCCCAGCTTTTCTGTGCCCATAAATCATCCCATTGTTGTTTGTAAGGCTCAGGATAGTTTACAGGAGCTATTCCATCATCACCTGTTGCTTCTACAACCTTTACATGTAGTTCTTTACGGCTTTCTTCTAGCTTTTCATTCTGTTCTTGTGCTAGATTAAACTCTATCATATGACTCTCTTCATGCTGTTTTGTATGACCGTTATCTATTAGTTTATGCAATTGCAATGCAAGCTCAATAGATGCCTCTTCACTTATTGTTGCACCACTGTTACTCATGCCTTCATCTTTCTGCTGGTCAGTTAAACAGGTAGTGTTTTCAATTACGTAATCCCACAAAGGACGCCACCACCATACATTGTTTCTAAAATAATGTCCTGGTACTTCTTCCTCGTAAGTTTCTAGATCAGCAAAGAACTTTTCTTTCTCTTCCTCTGTTGGTTCTGATGCCCAGTCTATCTCTGGTTTTACTATTTTCTTTGGATTGTGTGGTTTTAATCCGTATACGTCAAATCCCATATCTATATTGTTTTAAGTATTATATTAATTTCTGATTTTAATTTGATTGCTTTATCTATGTGCACACCCTTAACAGAGTTGTTGAGGTTTGTACACACAGTAAAAAGCATGTTATCTAAGCTTGTTATTTT